CTTTTTTTTTGTCCCTGTCTTAAGGGTCCAAGGGGTCTTTAATAGAGGAACAAATATGAGAGAATTAGACGCTGTGAACCTGACGCTGGAAGCCCTGGGGGAGTCCCGCGTTATGGACATCAACACCAGCAACCCAAGCGCTGGGTTAGCTCGCTCTGCGCTTGCGCGCAATCGGCGCGGGCTGCTCAGCACAGGGTTCTGGTTTAACGTGGTCGAGCGTGAAGTTGCCCCTACTGCTGACGGCTTTATTAAAGTGCCGTGGAACCAACTGGCCGTGTACGATGCTGGCTCTGACTCCAAATACGGGGTCCGTGATGGGAACCTGTACGACCTTATGGAGCAGAACCAGTACTTCGACAGCTCCGTTAAGCTCAAAATAGTCCTGGACTTGGACTTTGAGGACCTGCCGGAGCATGCGGCTATGTGGGTGGCTAACTACACCACTGCACAGGTGTATCTAAACGACCTGGGCGGCGACAGTAACTACGCTAATTACGCACAGGAAGCTGAGCGCTACAAGAGCATGGTGCTGCGTGAGCATCTGCGCAACCAGAGATTCAGCACCAGCAAGACCCGCTTTGCTCGTAGAATCCGCCGCGCTCGTTTTATGGTTTAAGGAGAGGTTATGGCGCAATCATTAGAAGGTACTATTCAGAGCTTGCTGCAGGGCGTTTCCCAGCAGGTTCCGAGAGAGCGCCAACCAGGACAACTGGGGGCGCAGCTGAACATGCTCAGCGACCCGGTTTCCGGTATCCGCCGCAGACCCCCGGGTGAGATTGTCTGGGAAAGCACGATTGATAATCCAGGGCTTGATTCCCTGTTCACTGAATACGTAGAGCGTGGAACTGACGGTAGGCACCTGCTGATTAACACCAGCAACGGTAACTGGTGGTTACTGGCTAAGAATGGAAAGACCATCCTTAACTCCGGAAACGACCCGTACTTTATTACCGCCGTGGGTCAGACCTCTTTGCAGACCGCGAGTATTGCTGGACTGACTTATATCCTGAATACGGAGATGGCCCCGAACACAACCGTGGACAATACGGGGCGTATTGACCCAGGCACCACTGGGTTCTTCTACGTTAAATCTGCAGCATTCCAGAAACGCTGGAACGTCACTGTTACATCTGCCGGGGTAGATTACTCCGGGGACTACACCGCCCCAGCTGCTGGCAGTACCAGTGGTAACGCTGAGGAGGTATCAGGTGCCTACGTTGCTCAGCAGCTGCGAGACTCTCTTGTAGCGAATGGATTGCCAGCTGGGAACGTTAGCGTACGCGGCGCATACTTGTTCTTCTATGGGTTGAGCAACTGTGTGGTATCCTCCGACGCTGGCGATACTTATGCTGGGGTATCCAACCAGTCTCGTGTAGACCAGGAGCAGGACCTACCTGCACAGCTCCCAGCGCAAGCTGACGGGGCGATGTGTCGTGTAGGTACAGCCTCGTCTGAGACAGCGTGGTACCAGTTCAGCTACAGCACCCGCACCTGGTCTGAGGTGGGAGCGTACGGCAGCATCACCAAGATTACGAACATGCCCCGAGAGCTTGCTGCAGATGACAACATTATTGCGCGGGATTGGGAGGGGCGTTTAGCTGGTAACGACGACAATAACAGCGACCCCGGATTCGTGGAGAATGGATACATCACCGGCATTGCAGCTTTCCAGGGCCGCTTGGTTCTGCTTAGTGGTAGCTCCGTGGATATGTCTGCCTCAGGTCTGTACCAGCGCTTCTACCGCTCCACTGTGACGTCTCTGCTGGATACGGACCGTATCAGCATTAGCTCTGCGTCTGCACAGGATTCTGTGTATCGTACCGCTGTGCAGTTCAACCGGGACTTGGTCCTGTTTGCTAACAGCATGCAGGCGGTTGTGCCGGGTTCAGCGGTACTCACCCCCACTAACGCAAGTATTAGCATCACCAGCACCTACGAGTGTGATAGCCGTGTGACTCCGGTAATGGCGGGGCAGACGGTAATCTACCCGAATAAGCGCAACAACAGCTACGCGGGTATACTGGAGCTAATCCCATCACCATATACTGCGGCGCAGTACACTACGCAGGACGCCACGGTGCACCTGCCGCGGTACATTCCCGGCAGGGTATTGCAGATGCAAAACTCCAGTGTCACCAATATGGCCTTCTCACGAATGTCCGGAGAGCGAAATAACCTGCTGGTCTATGAGTTTATGTGGGGTGGGAGTGATGGTACTAAGATGCAAGCGTCGTGGCATAAATGGACGTTCCCATATCCAATCCTGAGCGTGCAGGCGCTGGAGGATGAGGTGTTCTTGTATATGCAAGGGCCCAGTCCCAGCAACAAGCTTTTGATTGTGTCTATGGACCCGCGTGAAGGTTATCAGCTGGGTTCGGAGTACCGCGAAGCCTACTCGGATTTGCAGAAGCAAGTTCAAGTGCAGGATGGGGTGTTTACTGTTCCGGCGGTACTGCGCCCCGTCGGGTGGGCTGACAACTACAAGGAAGAGCTTATCCTAACGTACTTGCCCAGCAACCCTATGGGGCCTACTGAGGTTGGCATCAAGGAGATTGCCGGGGAGAACACCCTGCGGGTTGTGCGTGGTGTACCTGATGGCACCTACGTAATTGGGAGACGCTACCGCAGTACGTTCACTCTAACTACGCCTATTCTACGGGACCAGAATGACAAGCTAGTGGGAAGTGGGCACGTGCGCCTGCTGCGCCTGGACGTAGCAGTACGTAACTCTGGGCACTTCGATGTACAGGTACTAGACACCCCACGGGACGTCAACTGGGGTGGGGAACTAACCGGTATCTTGATGAACTCAAAGGAGCTAACGCTTGGGCAGGCCCTGCGTATGGACTTGGCTACGATTACCGTGCCGTGCCGTACTAACGCAGACACAACCGAGGTGACGTTATTTACTGAGGGTTCTATGGAACTGAACGTGCTGGATATCTCGTATATCCTGCGCTACAACCAACGCAGACGGAGAATTTAATATGTGGTGGATGGTTGCGGCCATGGCCGCTAAGGCCGTTCTGGGGCAGAGTGCTCAGATTGAAGTGTCCAAGGCCAGGAACAAGGCTGTGATTCAACAGACAGCCAAACAGTTAAACGATATAGCGCTGCAGCGTGCACAGTCCAGGGACAGGACTGAGGTATCCCTGTTTAACATCCAGCAGCAGAAACTGCAGGCGCAGAGCCAAGTAGTACTGCAGGCAGCAGCCTCTGGCACTATGGGGGCCTCTGTTAAAGACGCCGTAGCCACCGTGAACACAGTAGCAGGGCGACAAGAGGCTAGCGTACGGGACCAGCAGGCAACCCAGGAAGAGGGCTTCCGGCTAATGACGGACAAGGCTGTGGATAGTGGTCTGGCTAACATGGACATGGAGGACCCGTACGATAACATGTTTAACTCGTTGCTAAGTGTTGGGGCATCTGCCGTTGGGCAGTACGCCGGTAACGCTGCGTCATCTTCTGACTCTGGCGGCTCATCCCCTGGTAGCGGTGCGTCGGCTACACAGAACACGGCATCCTCCTATGACTTATGGGGGAGTAAGGGTAACAGCTCAGTTCATACCTGGTAACTTAAGAGGAATATTAAATGCCTGTGATTCAACCCAATAGACAGGGGCTAAATGTCGGTGGCGTACAATTGCAGGCCAACGATGTTAGCTTGCCGTCAACGGTGAGTGAGGTATCTGTTGATACCTCCAAAGCAAAACGTCTAGCCGCCCTGTCTGGGTTTGTGCAGGACTTCGGCGTAGGCTTTGACGAGGCAGTAAAAGAGAACGCCGCAGCCGCCACAGTGCGCGGCGCGATGGATGCTCAGGGTGCGGTGGACGCGATGGCCTCCAAGGACGAGGCTGTACAGAAGCAGAACATCTTCGTACGTGAAGCCTACCAGGATGGCTACGTATCCGCTGCTGCATACGACTCGCTAGCCAAGTGGCGCACAGACAGTATCGCCCGGGCTAAGAAAGCTGCCGAGTCCGGGTTGACTGACGAGGAGTTCCAGCAGCAGGAGCAAGAGCACGTCCAGTCTATGTCGGACAAGCTCGGTATGTATCTACCGGATATGTCCAAGCAGTCCGCTACCACCATACTGCAGCAGCTCCGTGCTACCAGCATGGCGAACTATACAGCCTTCCAGAAAGGTCGAGCTGCGTTTGCCCTGGCGCAGGCTGACCGTGCCCTAGACCGCGGCCTTAGCTCGTCCAGTGATGAGTTCTATCAGCGCCTACAAGCAGGGCAGGGTGCCGCTGCGCAGATGTCTATCAAGACCGGCTTAGACAGCATCCTGGCTGCTGAGCACCTGGATAAGAGCAAAAAGCTTGACCGGGCCAAGCAGTATTTGGTCAGCGTAGCGCAGCAGACGCAGGACCCGCTGGTAATCAACCAGCTGCAAGAAATGGCCACTAAGGAACTTGGTGTCAACTCCGTAGATGTCAACGCGGCGCTATATCAGGAGTTCAAGCGTGCTGGTGCTCAGATTGAGACCCAAGCCCGTTTCGAAATCTCTGATGCAATCCAGTCCCTTGAAGGGCAGACCCCAGAGCAGCAGGAACAGACTATGGCGCATATTCGTAGTCGTGTCATTGAGCTGTCTGCATCTGATGTGCTCAGCGCTGGCACCAGTATGGAGTTCTGGAACAAGGCCCAGACCATCCGCGAGAAGGCAGCGGACACCCAGGCATTGCGCACAGCAATCACTGGGAATATGCCAAGCTCTACTTTAGCAGGCATGTTCAAAGGGGACTTAGATAAGGCGCGTACTCAGCTGCTCAAGAGCTTTCCGGACACCCCGGAAGGGAACCTGCAGTTGCTGGCATACGGGAGCAACAGCAAGGATGCGTGGGCAGTCAACGAGGCGCACAAGCGTATGTCTTCGGACATGGCACGTACGCTGACTACGCTGGACCAGCTCGGTGAGGATGGCGAGGTTTCCCGCGAGAACGTCAACAGCATCAACTTGTGGGCACAGGCTTATAGCACCAGTACGGACTTAGGTAAGATGGCCCTGCTGTCTGAGGTCCCGTCCGAGTGGCAGGGGGTGGTGCAGAAAGCTATTGCACAAAACCCAAGCAATGCCAGCAATACTATCTTGGACGACCTGCGCCGCCAGGCGCGTAACAAGGCCAGTGGGCGCTACAGCAATATCCAGAGTAACCCCACGGACAAGATGGTAGACCCTAGCGGTACCAGCAACTGGTTCAGTTTCTTTGGCGATGCCGACGCTCAGCGCCAGGAAGCGCGCGCTGCTATGGAGGAGGAGTACCGTTATACGTACAGCCGCAACCCAGAATCTCTGGTGGGTAAAGATGCCGAGGACATCAACACGATGCTAAAGGGTAACATCCAAGCCCGTAAGCTAGAGCTGGAAATTGCCGGTACGCCGAGGCACGTGTATCTGCCTGCCGGAACCTCTCTGCAGTCTATCATGGGCGACTACAAGGGCGACCAGGAGCAGTTCAAGGCTACTCTGCAACAGCAGATTCAAAACCAAGTCCAGGCCATCACCGACCCCAGCAACATGGAACGTGTAGTGGTGCAGGCTGCCACAGCGGGCAACGCGGGTCAGAACATGACCGTAACCGTGTTCGACAAGAAGGGCACATTCCAGACTATGTCTGTGAACCTCCGTGACGTTCAGGCTACTGCGCAGGCTGCGTACGATTCGGCACTGGCTGGGGATATGAAGATTGGCAGCGAGCAAGTGGGCGTACGTCCTGCCACCTTCTACGACCACGACAATGGGCGCGCTGTCAGCGTACAGGTCAACGGTCGTAACGCGGTGGGGCTGGAACCATCGCTGTTTAGTGACATCCTCGCCACCACTATGAAGTTCGAAGGGTTCCGAGAAGGCAAGGGCAAGGGTAGCGTAGGCTTCGGTCTGCACGTTAACTCGGGCATGCCTGTCCCTCAGAAAGTAACCATTGACGACGGTATCAGTATCCTTAAATCCTCTATGGAGAGGCAGTACGTTCCGAACGTGCAGAAGCAACTCAAGGGGCAGGGTTTGAATGCCTCCGATGAGGCGTTAAAGGTTATGGTGGACCTGAACTATCACGGTGGTAACGGTAGCTCTGGTCCTGTAGCAGAGGCGATGGCACAGGTACGTAAGGCTGCCAAGTCCCCGGTGGGGGCGTATCAGTATCCTGTATCTGAGGCCCAGGGTAGGGCTTGGCAAGCGCTGAGGAATACCCCGGCGTACAAGCAGGCCCAACCTGAGCGTAAGAAGTACCTGGAACAAAACCTACGTGATTGGCTCTTTGAGGCAACACACTAACTAGAGGCCCTCCGGGGCCTCCCCTTATCAAAATTCTTTTAGGAGATATTATGGCTCAGTTTCTGAACCAAGAACCGAATCCACAGGAAAAGGATTCTGCTAAGGGCGCAACACTTAAACCTGCGCCTGAGCGCGTAGATTGGAACGATGCCGGAGACAACGGCTTAAACGCACTGGAGCGTGCCTCCTTACTGGCGCAGGCCAAGACCCCAGCTACTACAGCCGGGGAGAGCTTTGCGTCTGGTATGGGTAACAGCATCATCGCCGCAGCTATCCGTAAGGCCTCTGCCCCGGCATTTGACCGGGACCAGAACTTTAACGCCAAGCAGACTCTGAGCAGCGATACCAGGGCTAAGCTGTATGCTCCGAATCAGGAAGAGATTGAGTACCTGCACGACTCTGTATCGGTCGAGGATTACAACTACCGCATGCAGCAGATGCTTGAGCAACGCAACCGTGACCGCTTAATGGCTGACAACACGGTAGCCGGGTTCGCGGGTATGTTGGTGGGTGATTCTCCGTTCATCCTGGCCCCGATGTCTGCCGCTGGTATTGCTGGCCGCGCAGGCTTAGCTGCACGGACTGCTATCCGCGCTGCTGACGTAGGCTCCGCATTCTATGCGCAGGACCAACTGGGCCAGTCTGCTGCGGTAACTGCACTGGTAGCGGGCGTAGCTGGGTTGGACCAGCTCTGGGATATGTCTAGGGCTGCTAAAGCTGCTGCTAAGGCTCGTACTGGGCGTGAGCCTATGTTCGACCCAGAAGCGCCTACAACTCGTACAGCGAGGGACGCTAATGTTACAGGAGTAGGAGAGGGAGAGGAAATCCTTACTAAGACACTGGATGAAAGCATCCAAGTATCTAGAAACAATACCGCCTCCGTGAACATGAAAGCACAGCACGTAGTTCAGTTCTTGAAGAAGTCCGAACACTTAACAGCAGGCCAGAAGGCTATTCTGGACACGCTGGGCGATGCTGTAAATGACATTGATTTTAAACTGGTAGCAGGCTCCGCAAACCGCAGCCGCTACACTTACGCACAGCAAGATTTAGCTAAGCGTGGAGAGGTGTCTCTACGCGCACCTAAGCGAGCTAATGGCAGCACATGGACTACAGCAGGGGACGCACTGCGTGCTATGGATGCAGACACAAGCAGGGTAGCCGTGCACGAACTGATTCATGCCGCCACTGCGCGCGCCGTTGACAGTAACCCAGAGATTGCTAAGCGCCTGGATGAAGTGCGCGCTGTTATTGCAGCGGACTCCACCTTGACGCCGCGTATGCGGTATTACGCTAGTAATGTGCACGAGATGCTGGCAGGCTTAGGTGACAGCCCTGAGTGGGTTGAGCATCTGGCGCGGACGAAATCCCCAACCGGTAAGAGCATGCTCCGCCAACTGGGCGAGTACATCATGAATGCCCTGGGCATCAAGGCCAAAGGTTCTGCCTTGGAAGATGTCTTGGATGCGTACGAGGACGCCGTTAAGTGGACAGCTAAGGATTATGCAGACCAAGCCCAGGGCTTCCGTAGTGAAGCCTTCCAGGACCTGGCGGGCAGCACTACCCTAAACGAGGCTAAGGGTGCCCAAGCTATGCTGGATGGCGCTAAGAAGAAGCTCTCTACTATGTTTGCCCTGTACGATAACATCGCTCAAGGCAATGAAGACTTGGCTAAACTGCTAGTGTCGGATGCGTCCGCAGTAGGCGGCCGTCGCCCGTCTGTAGTGGACTTCAAGCGCAACCTCACTTTGGAGATGGACGCCAGCGCTAGCGTAGTGGAAGACGCTATCCTGGGCGCGTTGAAGGATAAGGGTGTAGGTTTCTCTGAGCGCTTCTTCCATCGGAGCAAGTTCCGCGCTGAGCGGGCTGCACTGGAAGACCGCCTGAGCAAGTACCTGGATGCTGCCTACAGTGCTGATGTAAACGGCCGAGCTGTTCCCGTACCGGATGCAGAGATTGCCCCACTGGTTGACGCCTATCGCCGCTCTGGCTGGGCAGGCAAGTGGCACGAGCATATGCTCAATGCTGGTCTAGTGGATGATGGTGCGTTGGTTAAATCCGATTACTACTTCCCGCGTCAGTACAGCTACGACAAGATGCGCCAAGGTATTGCGCAGGGTAACACTCTGGACGACTACCGCGCCCTGTTCAGGTCCGCCCTGCGGGACGTGTACCCGAGCATGGAGTCAGAGGTAGTGCAGCGTGTTGCAAAGGAGATGGTTGACGGTATCTACAACGGCCGTGCAGGGCAGTCCGGCCCGATGTGGAAGCAGCTGATTAACGGCATGGGTAACGACGAGGTCGTTATGGCTATGCGTAGCGCTGGTGTAGATGAATCTGCAATCCAGAGTTTCCTGGCTGGTAACGTACGCGAATCCGGTAGCACATCCCCTGCGCGGAACCTGCGTCAGCGTACTCGGTTCAACATGGACAAAGAGTATCTGGTGAACGGTAAGAGCATGCGCATGCAGGACCTGATGGATACTGATGTAGCCAAGGTTATGCACGGGTACACTAACCGTATGTCTGGGCGTGTAGGCATGGCCTATGCAGGCGTACAGGACCTGGGCCAGCTAGCTAAGATGATTGATGAGTCTAAGCACGCACTGGCGGATTCCGCTAAGTGGGAGAAGACAGTCAATGACACCATCGACTTTATCCTGGGTGGGGCGCCTGCTGACGCCGGACAGCTTCCGGATTTGCTGCGTGCAGCCGGGAACATGGCTAACGCCACCATGCTTAAGAACTCCGGCCTGTATCAGCTGACTGACACTGCCCTGGCTATGAAGGAGTTCGGTATGGCTAGAGTGCTGCGTAGTATGCGTGACCAGCCTTGGTTCAAGGAAGGTGCCGTAGCTATCAAGACTCCGGATATGGCTACCCGTCTAGACACTGTACTGCGAGGTAATATCCAGAAGGAGATGCGCTTCCGCTGGTTGAATACGTACGCCGACGATAACCTGGACCTGACCCGTCAGGCCTCTTGGTTCAATGTAACCCAGAACGTTGGGCAGGCTGCGCGTCACGTCAACGGTATGAGCATGGTGCACCGGCTGCAGGTTAACCTGAACTCCGGCATTGTGGCGGATGAGCTTACCCAGATGTTCAAGGGTGATGCTGCGGCGTTTAAGCGTCTGGAGCGTTTCGGGCTTACCCGCGACGTTGCTGACCGTGCCATCGCTGCCAACAAAGCCAACCCGGGCGCCATGTTCCAGCCGGACCTGCAAATGCAAGTTGAGGTTGTAGGGACGCGTATGATGGACTACCTGGTACAGCAGGTTCGTACTGGAGAGACCTCACACTTTGCACAGTTCAACCCTATCGGCAAAGTCATTGTAGGGTACCAGAGCTTCGCACTGGCCGCCACTAACAAGATTCTGCGTAGGGAGCTGAGCGACGCTGGGTGGATTGGCGTAGCCCATATTATGGCGTATCAATTCCCGCTGATGCTACTGGCTACTATGGCTAAGCACGGTATGGATGGGAAGGACGTAGACACCCAGAAACTCATCGGTGAGTCCGTGATGGGTATGAGTGCCATTGGCGGTGTATCCTTACTACAGGATATCTTCCTGGGGGATTCTCCCCGTCACTCATTGGCATCTATGGGTTACGTCACAGGACTACTTGGGGCTGTGCAGGACCTGGCTACCGGTAATATGGATATCAAGACCTTCACTAAGCAGGTGCCGTTAATCCAGGAATTCGCACCTACGCGAGCTATCATCAATAACTTCGGAGACGATTAATATGGCATACAGCTGGCAAGAACAAATCAAGCCAGCTGGTACCCAGGATATCCAGTGCGATATTGAATATTTGGACAAGTCCTATATTCATGTATACCTAGACGGTGTGGAAACCACTGGGTACACCTGGACCAGCTCTACTAATATCAGGCTTAATTCGGCCTTAGCGGCAAGCACTACTGTGCTACTAATCCGTAAGACAGAGCGAGAGTATCTGTACATTGAGTTCGCCAGTGGTTCTCCGTTCATTGAGGTAAACGTAGACTCCCAAAACACGCAGTTCCTGCACCTTGCGCAGGAACTAGTGGAGGGCCGGGCTATACCCGGATTCTATGGCGCTATCAGCATGAACGGGTACCGGATAACCAACTTAGCCAACCCAATCAGTGCCCAAGATGCCGCCACTAAGGCTTATGTAGATGCCGCCGATGCCTTACTAGGACAGCGCATTGACGCAGAGCATTCGGGGTGGGTATCCGCTGTACAGGCCGAAGCCGTTACACGGAAGGCAGCAGATGACGCGCTGAGTGCCCGTACCTCCGCCTTGGAGAACACCTTTATAAGCGGTGTAGAGACGGTAAGCTACCCGTGGAGCACGGTCCTGGCCACTGATACGGACGAAGTAACTCCAGGCTTAGCCTTCACTAAGGCTGTAGTAGAGGTTAACGGGGTTGGGCAGATTCGTGGCTACAGTTTCGATATTGTAGATAATACCATACTGTTTGCAGAGACCTTACCTGCAGGCACTATTGTAGCCGCTCGGCTGGGGGTTGATGTAACTGCGGGGGACGGTTTTGCTACGCAAGCATCCCTAGATTACTTAGCCGACTCTTTGGGAGATTTGGCGTATCTGGACAAGGCTGCAGCTGTATCCAACGCAACCGGCACCGGGGATGTAGTGGCTAAATTTAACGCACTGCTGGCAGCGCTACGCACCAGTGGGGTGCTGTCTACATGATAGGAGAAGAGCATGGCAGGGGCAGCTAAACGCAGTCGCCTCTCGGAGCTGCACCGTATGTTCACCGAGGCCTTGATTGAAGAAATCAAGCAGTCTAAGGAAGATGAGGTGCCGCTCCCCGCAGCAGATAAATCGGTCATTGCTAAGTTCTTGAAGGATAACGACATCACCGCGGACGCAGATTCCGAGGAGATGCAGGACCTTCGTGACGAATTCGATGACGAGCTAGCGGCGCGCAGAGAGGCGCGTAAGCAAGAGATTCTAAATAAAGTTGGTGGTTCAGACTCTGAGGACTTACTAGAAGGAATTGTCTAATGGTATCGGTGAAGACTGCGCGAAGACTGCGCATGCTCAACCAGAAACTTACTGGTTATAGTGCGAATCCGCGCAGTATTCCCAAAGAGGAGCGCGAGGATATCGCGATGATGATGGCCGCGGCGCTAAGCGACTTCCGGGAATTCGCGTACATCGGTATGCGGTTCCTGGGCTTTACGCTCACGGACATGCAGGCCGACATTGCAGAGTACATGCAGAAGGGCCCCCGGAAGCGCATGGTGGCCGCGCAGCGTGGTGAGGCTAAGTCTACACTAGCTGCACTGTACGCCGTCTGGAGGCTCATCCAGGACCAATCCTGCCGTATCCTGATTGTGTCCGGTGCAGAGAAGCAGGCGTCCGACGTAGCGAACTTAATCATTCGTATGATTGAGACATGGCCGCTGCTGTGCTATTTGAAGGCTGATCCTACTCGTGGGGACCGTACTTCATTCGAAGGTTATGACGTACACTGTGACCTCAAGCCGCTGGAGAAATCCGCCAGCGTAGCCTGTGTAGGTATCACTGCATCCCTGCAGGGTAAGCGCGCGGACCTGCTGATTCCGGATGATATCGAGACCACCAAGAATGGTTTAACGCAAACCCAGCGTGAGCAGCTGCTGATGATTTCTAAAGACTTCGCGGCTATCTGTACGCACGGGGATACGCTGTACCTGGGTACACCACAGACCAAGGACAGTATCTATAAAACCCTGCCGGGACGTGGCTTCGAGGTCCGCGTGTGGCCCGGGCGCATTCCGTCTGTTGAAATGGAAGAGCGATATGGAAGTACACTTGCTCCTTATATCCTGGAGCTTATTGAGCGCGGCTATAAACGCACCGGCTTCGGAGTCGACGGAACGCTAGGCGAGAGCACGGACACCGGGCGCTATGACGAGGATGCGCTGATTGAGAAGGAGCTGGACTTTGGTCCGGAAGGCTTCCAGCTGCAGTACATGCTCGACACCACCCTGTCCGACCAAATGCGTACGCGCATCAAGCTATCGGATATGCTGGTTTACTCTGGCAGCCAGGATTCCTCCCCGGAGACGTTCTCCTACATTGCGGACCGCAGGTACCTGTACCAGCACGAGCATGAGGGGATTATGGGTCAGCAGATGTACTTCCCGGCATTCTACGGGGACATGCACCTGCCGTACCAGCATAAGGTACTGGTGGTGGACCCGGCTGGTTGTGGTGGGGACGAAGTGTCCTACGCTGCTGGAGGTGCTGCGAACTCGTACATTCACCTATTCTCCGTAGGCGGATTCCAAGGAGGTATCAGCGAAGAGAACATTGATAAACTGATTGACCTGTGTGTAGAGTTGGACATCCCGGATATGGTGGTGGAGAGCAATATGGGGCACGGTACCGTGTCTATGCTTATCCTGAACCGATTACGTGAGCGGCGTCTCGCCGGTATCGGTGTAAGGGACCTGAATAACTCCACGCAGAAAGAGCGTCGTATCATCGACACAATCAGCCCAGTTACTCGTCGCCATCGCCTGATAGTGCATGAGCGTGCTATTCACGACGATATCAGTACCTGTATGGCATATTCCCGCGATAGGCGTTGGCTGTACTCTGCGTTCGCGCAGTTGTCCGGTATCACGTACGACCGCGGTAGCCTTGCGAAGGATGACCGGGCAGACGCAATCGCCATGATGGTGGCTACGCTGAATGGGCATCTGGTGGAAGATGAGAAAGTGGTGGCTGAGCGTGAGTCTGAGAAGATGGCTCGGGCCTTCATTGAGAACCCACTGGATTGGGCACAGAGCAAAGTGTCTAAGGGCCTTCGTGGTGTAGCTGCTCGGCTACATAACCGGGGCAGAGGTAAACAACATAGAGGAAGAAGATAATGGCATCAATCATCGCAGCTAAAACTGCGGACGTCCAGTACGCCATTGTAGGCACGTGCCAGAACCTGGAGAAGCAGGTGCAGCCGGACTACAACGTAGGCTTCGTAGGTACGACTGCCCTGACTAAGCTGAACGCGTTCTTCACGTACATGCAGTCCCAGGGCTATACGGCTACCCGTGCCGGTACAGCCTTTAAGGATGACGGTACGCTGCAGGCGCGCCTGTTCAGCATGCTGTCACAGCTCTCTAAGACCGGCTACGTTGCCCTTACAGGTACAGGTATGCCGCTCGGTGAGGGCTCCGGTACAGCGTTTGATGATTCGTTCACTGCACTGCAGAGTGCATTCGTAGCCGCCACTGATGCGGCAGAATAAGGAGAGTACACATGGCAATTGCAAAAGCAACCTCAGCGCAACAGCAGGAGCTGTTGCGTCAGCTGAACATTCTCGGTAAGGACCTGTATGCTATCCTTACGCAGCCGCAGAACGTGGCCCAGACTGGTGCTGCCTTCGATACCAAGATTGCTGCGCTTGAAGCCGCGGTGGCCGCAGTGGAGGCTGCTAGCTAATGCGTAAACTGGTCGCTGGGTTGCTGCTCGCGGTTACTCTGACTGGTTGCTCGGCGACCTCTGCACTCACCGGCTTAGTTGGTTCTAAGCCGGATGTATCTGCTCAGGTTGGTGCCGAGAACACCAAACAAACCGTTGGCTTGAATAACAAGGTGGACTCCAGCACCACCAACAAAACTGATGTACAGGATTCTAACGTAGGCACTTTGGACACGTCCAGTAAGAAGCAGGTGCAAACTATTAGCACCGGGACAATCCAGGCAGAACGCCTGCAGGTGGTTAACAATGATAGTTACAGTCTTATCCTCGCCGGATTAGCTGGGGCCAGTATTCCTCTGGTCTTCCTAGTGGTCATTCTGGTGATTCGTAAGCTGTTCAGGAAGAAGGGGCAGCAGGATGATTAAGGTGGGAGACATGGTTGGAGCAGACATCGCTACCCGGGCAGGTGCAGCAGTTACCGGCGCTACGGTATCAGGAGGTTGGTTGGCAGAGTTAATGAGCTGGAACTGGAGCACTATCAGCTTCATCACTGCGACGGTGTGCGCAGTGTTAACCCTGGCGTGGAATGCGTATTACAAGCGACGTACATTCAAGCTCCTAGAGGAGCAGGCACGTAAGGGGACTATTAAATATGAGTTTAAGGACTAAGGTTGTGGCGGCCCTTACGGGGGCCACCATGCTCGGCGGCGCTATCACTGGAGTGATTAAGCATAACGAAGGTCTAAGCCTCCCCGCCTATAGGGACAGTGCCGGTGTCCCTACCATCTGCTATGGCGAGACAAAGGGCGTCAAGATGGGCCAGAGAGCCACGCTGAGCGATTGTCAGAAGCAACTGATACAATCAGCAGGGGAACACGCAAAAGCCCTTGACGGGCTTCCTATGCAGCTCTCTGATGTAGCTCTGGTTGGGTCTATAGACTTTATTTATAACGTAGGAGTAGCTGGCTTCAACGGCAGCTCCGTGAAGCGGCATCTCAAGAACCTGGATTACGCAGCAGCTGGAAAGGCCGTACTGGACTGGCGCTATATTAGCAAGTACCAGCAGAAATCCCCGGGCATCGGTTGGGTGTACAAGGGTAGCAACCGCTGGACCTTCGACTGTTCTCAGTATATTAACGGGCAGCGCAATAAAGTGTGCTGGGGCCTATGGGGGCGCAGACAGTGGCAGAGCAAGGCCATTGGGAATCAGTATAAGAATGTAAATGCTGCGGTGGCAGCTCTTACTAAGACCGGAGGATAAATGGCGTTAATTAGATTAGTAGCTCCAGAGCGGGTATTCTCCGACTTGGCGAGCATGGTAGCATATCCAAACTTTCAGGTGCAGGACAAGATTATCCTACTGGGCAGTGGTGGTGGGGATTTCACCTTTACTACTGCTGCGTCGGTAGTAGATAACGGGACTGTGTTTGCTGTGCCCGGTGGGTATCTGCTCCGTAAATTCACGGGCCCGGCATACAGCTCCTGGTTCAGCAATTGGGCAGGCATAGTCACGTTCATGAGCGCGCCTAATAGGCACCTGGTTGTGGACACAGTCCTGCAGGCCACGAGTGTGCTCAACATCAAAAGCAACTCTACGCTAGAGTTTACCGATACCGGAAGAATCCTACCGGACGCTGCGGTTGCGCGTCAGGTGCTTAATATTATCGGCGCGGCACCATCGGCGTTCGTACCGTTAGCGGCGGACGCTGCGGCGGGCAGCAAAGTCATTACGGTGGCTGCTGGTGCTTTGTCTGTGGTAAAAGGTACGTACTTGTATCTTCGCTCTAACAAGCTATGCGACGGTGGGCCTAACACCTACGGGGTAAAGATTTCCCAGATTAGGAAAGTGGTGGGTGTTAGCACCTCCGGTGGCGTCACCAGCATTCGGCTGGATAAAGCGCTGCACTATAACTACTACCTGTCTGATGCTGCGGAAGTAGGTATCCCGACAATGGTGGAGAACGTAACCTTAGTATCCCCGTACATCAACGAGTTCGGCTACGACGATTTGAACCGGTTCTTTACTATCGGTATCTCTGCCAACTTTGCCGCGGACTTGCACATCCAGGACGGGGTTATTATTGGCAACAAACGCCCAGGGGCTTCTGATATAGAAGGGCGTAGCGCTATCAAGTTCAATAACTGCGTAGACAGCACCGTTAAGGGTACGTACTTCTACAACATCGGATGGTACGGGGTAGAGGTGCTCGGCTGCTCAGAGGACACGGAAGTACACGATATCCACGCTATGGACGTACGCCACGCAATCTCTTTGAACTGGCAGAGCACTGCAGACGGGGACAAGTGGGGAGAGCCTATCGAGTTCTTAGGCGTTAACTGCGAAGCCTACAGCACAACCCATGCTGGATTTGATACTCACGACATTGGTAAGCGTGTGAAGTTCGTTCGCTGCGTTTCGTACGACAGTGCTGACGATGGGTTCCAAGCGCGCACTAACGGGGTAGAGTACTTGAACTGTCGAGCTTACCGTGCAGCTCTGGACGGGTTCGCCTCCAACACCGGTGTAGCCTTCCCTATCTATAGGGAGTGCCTAGCTTATGACAACGTACGCTCTGGCTTTAACTGTTCGTACGGTGGTGGCTACGTTTATGACTGCGAGGCTCACGGTAGCCAGAATGGTGTGCGAATCAACGGGGGCCGTGTTAAAGGCGGTCGGTACACGCGCAACTCCAGCTCTCACATCTTCGTCACTAAGGATGTGGCTGAGACAGCGCAGACATCCCTGGAGATTGATGACGTGAGCATGCGCTACGACGGTACCGGAAGAGCTGTGTACTTCCACGGGACTATGGGCATTAACCCTACCATGGTATCTATGTCCAATAATGACATGACCGGTCACGGTGTGTCTTGGGCATTACTGAGTGGTTATACTGTGCAGCCTACGCCTCCGCGCATGTCCAGGAACTTACTGGACGACACAAGCATTCGCGGAGTGGCAACACTGGTTGCGGGTGAGGCTACGGTCAACGCTCGTGTACGCGGAAACTTTGGCAGCGTAGCTAACTCCTTCAAGTGGGTGTCTGAGGTCAAGTTGACGCGGTTAACCTTTCCTTCTAGTGCTGGGGCCTTGACGGTTACTGGCGTAGCACAGAACCAGGATGTACCTACACCTAATCCGGACCTAAACAGCTTCGTGATTAGGAGTAGTAACGCAGCGGATGTATCCCAGGTAGCCTGGGAGGTGTATCTCTAAGTAGCTCCCTGGGGTATCTCTATGGTATCCCGGGGCACTACTTGGGGTGCACGTCTATACCTGGACCTGAAATTTATTAGACTTTAAAATGAGGATATGTCTATGAACATCAAATATGACACAACATCCCCTAGCTGCTTGGTGTGGCTCAAGGGTAGGCGCGCCGGTGCTCCAGCGGGTACCCGCAACACTCGTGGCTACTGGGTGGTACAGGTATCTGGTAGAAAGATACAGGCACACCGCCTCATCTGGGAACTACACAACGGGCCTATTCCAGACGGATATGTGGTGGACCACATCAACCAAAACCCCGGTGACAACAGATTAGAGAACCTGCGCTTAGCTACGGTTAGCGAAAACAACTGTAACGCACGCAGGTCTAAGCGGGAACATCCTAGGGGTGTATACTACACTGGCACCTGCTGGCGCGGGGAGTTCTGGAAGGACGGTAAGCGTTACATGAAGAAGCACAGCTCCTACGAAGTTATCTGCAAGTGGGTACTAGAGAAACGTCAAGAGCAACACAAGGCCTTCACCCCGGGGCAGGTGTATATCTGAAACCAAAAATTATTATACTCGCCCTTGAGCCTCCCTCACCCTCAACGACGCCAATTGCCCCCATAGGGGGTGCCTAGCGCATAAAAGGAGGGGTGGGGTGGGTGCCTAGACGTCTAGACGGCCCTAGGGCGCTCTCTGAGGTGTGGAGCGCCACGGCAGCTAAGACCGTGGCTATAGCGGAAGCCTCAGAGGGCCTCAGTGGCTCCCTGCGCTGCGCTGGGGCTATCGCTAGTGCTGCCCCACGGCTTGGCCTGTGCGTGGCACTGAGTGGCTCCTGTGCGCTCTACGGGGCACTAGGGGCTATCCCTGTGCGCTCCCTGTGGGCCGTAGGGGTGCGCTCTGCCTTGCTTATTTTGCGCGTCCATAGTGGGCCCGCCTAGTGCCTGCATTGTGGGGCCATAGTGGGCCTGCCTAGTGCGCTGTAGTGCGTCACGGTGCTATCCCTAGTATGCACTAGGCTATCCACTGGCTATCCCTAGTGCTTTACATTGTGCCGATTATATGCTACGCTGCGCGCTCCCCACTAGGGCGCACATCCTCACCCAACACTATCCCGGCGCTATCTCTTTGCTATCCCCTTGCTCTTACTTTCATTCGAAAGCTGTCATGAAATGATGTTACAGGAGTAGGAGGGTTTTAGGGCACTATATACACACTACTTACTACTACTCACTAGTAGTCACTAGTATCCCCTAGTAATGCCCTGTATGACTGACCGTAGGGAGGGAAGCATTACCTAGAATCTTGTAACCTCCGCTCCTATCCCTCCGGGATATCGTCGCTATGGTTACGCTACTAATCACTATGTAAGGAGATATTGTTGTGGCTAGAACATTTAAGATTGTGGTTGATAAGGAAGGTTATCCAGTGATTAATGGTGCTGGGCCTGAGTATGTGAATAAGCGAGGTAAGAGAGACTATAAGACTGTGGCGCTGCATAGGGCCGTGGTTATGGATGCTCTGGGAATCACTAGCTACGGTTCTGGCTATCACGTACATCACTGTGACAGTAACCGCCTTAACTGTGACTTCAATAACCTGATACTGGTTAGCGCTGACACTCACCGGGCCATACACTTAGCACAGATTCAGGAAGGGAGATGCTTCACAAAGGATGAGTTATTGGCTAGTCCTGAGTACGATACTAACTGGCGAGAGTTCGACGTGACTTATGGGGACTACAATAGTTTACTGCACGCAGACCTTTGGGGGTCTGCTTACTCTTTTTGCTCCCAGTGATAAAAAGTTTAAAAAAGTACTTGCTTCTTTTGGTTCAATAGGGCTATAGTTCAATCACCGGGAGGCACTGAGGCGCTAACCGGGGCAGAGTCGGGAGATTCAGCCGGATTAAAGCTAGATAGTGTGAAGGGTTAGACACTCAATAAAAAGAGTTGACACCGCGAAGAACATAAGCTAGATTGAATCCCGAAGTAAGCAGTAAGGCAGTAAGAAATAAACGCTTGACAAGTTCTGATTCACTGAGTAACTTAGATAGCGAACAAGGCAAGGATAACCACTCTAGGGCGCAAGGATGTGTGTCCCGTCGGATTAGGCTAGACGTTAAAAATGACCTCTTAAAGGTTTAGTAGTAAGCTGGTTTGCGGGGAGGCCCAGTACCTTGACTGGTACGTTGACGACCCACCCCTAGACAATCAGTTAAAGAGTAAACGTGCCGGACGTTATCACCGGGGTTCTGAGACAAACCACACTGTCGAGGCGAGAGCAGCTCGCTCCTCTGAATCGAGGGAACAAGGCGCGGAGTGTATCCCGCAAAGAGCATATAACATAGCGCAGCAGTAACAAGGTTGCGCTAGATTATGTTCTCTGAGAGGTAAGAGTATGCGCAAATCAAAGCGTTTAGCATTACGGCGGAATATGCAATTATCACTGAATCCCACCGACGACGTGCCGCTTACTGTGAAGCCTAGCAAACAAGGGTTGAGCAGTGAGCACAGGGTGAGGGGAAAGCAAAAACAAAAGGGCAGTAGCAGGCAGCCATCTGGATGGCCTACTGTTAACTCCCAATTTGGTCGATAATTACAGCCTATAGCATCCTACGGGGTGCTATGTGAAGTAATTACCTAAACAACCAATCAAAGAGGTGCATTATGACCCATTCAACTGGTAAAGTATTCAAGCTCACCGCTGCGGGCAGCATTCGTAAAGCGCTGGGCGACGTAGTGGAAGCAAAGCGCAACATCACTATTAGCGCGCTCTTCCACGGCCTGATTAGCAGCAACGTTTCCTGGGCTATGGATATGCAGCGCAGCGATGCCGCGGACTTCGATATGGTGCTGCGTACGCTGCTGCCTATCAAGTTCAACAAGGAGTCCGGCAAATACGAATTCAACGCGAAGAAGTGCTATGCGTCTGCTGAGAAGCTGGGCATCGAACTGGACACTATGCGTCTGGACTATAAACAAGCTGACAAGCAGGAGCGCGAAGTAATTGTAGCCAGCTTCTATAGCTCCTGTATGGCCCTGTACGCTGCCGAAGCGGAGCAGGTAAAGAATGACGCGCTGGATGCCGATGCAGTGCGCTTGCAAGCGCTGGGGCGCGTTAAAAACGCTATCAAGAAGGCAAAAGAGACTGGTGTAAGCGACGCTGACCTCGTGTATATGCTGGTATCGCAGGGCGTGGATGTACGCGCTGTACTGGACGCAACTTTGAAGGCGGCGGCATGAGCGTAGAATTCATGGTTATCATAACGGCGGTGGTGCTGTTATTTGTAGTGGCGGGCGAATATCTCTAGTAGCAAGCCTATAGCGTCCTGCGGGGCGCTATGTGAATGCAACTGGCGTATGGGGTTTCATATGAAAGCAATACTGGTCTATCCGGGCCATGAACTCTGGCCCGTGTGGTGCAATCGGGTATACGCAGAATACAACTACACTGTGGTCATATTCTCTGACAAAGACACTAATCAGGAATCCCCTTTAGAATTTGTGGATACCTACACCGAAATGGCTGCCCGCACTGTGCTGGACGCCGTGAATCTTGGCATTATCAACGACTGGAGACAACTTTATGGTTAATGTATTCAACATCATTGTGACCAGCGCTATGCTGGTGCTGGGCAACGACATAAACAACCCAATCCCATACTGCACTGTGCAGTTGCAGCAACCGGCAACGCAGGAGCCGCAGCCGCGCCCTGAGTACGACCTATTTGAAGACCCCGAGGGTGGTTGCAAAGAGCTGGGCGCACGTATCCTTGCGGCGGTGCAGGAGCAGTACCAGGACGCTGCGGTAACGCTCACGGTGGATGGTAAGAGCAATAACGAAATTTGAGGTGGGGGCATGCACGGAAAGAATCCTGAAACGCTGCTGATGCGTAAGCAGCAACCAACAATCGACGGGCTGGCGCGGGAGTACAACGCGAAGGCAGCGCTGCGCCAGCACTATGAGAAACAAGCAAAGCGCCTGGGTATGACCCTGCGCGGCTACTGCTTCCGGTTTAATGTGCGGGGTGTAGTATGAGCAAGCAGGACATTTATGACGTATATAAGCGCCCTAATGGGTTTCTTTACCGGGTACCTCTATTTAGTCCACTGCACGCCCTCGCAGAATTCTATGCAGAGGAGACTAGACTGTGGTTGCCGTCCAGTCACACAGTTGGCGGGGTGGTAATGCTAAGTTGTAGCACCCTTGTGGCCCGCAACGTGGTATTCAAGGATAGCGCATGCTCACAGTAGACGAAACAGCGCTGCTGTGCTGGCGTCTGCTGGAAACGCAGGGCAAGTGCGGTTGCACTTGGGAAACATTCAAAGAGGTTCCTAATGAACTCAAGCAAATCGTGCCAGTTGAGCGTCGATTACTCCGAGTTAGAAAAGAGGATATTGGCACTGTTCTCACAACCTATCGAGAGTACACTGAGTCTGCCGCGCGGAAGCTGCAAGAGCACATTGCATTCGATGTGGTTGCAGCACTACGGCGGAATGGATACCGCGGAGCTTTTAAGCAATTTAGAGCCGCAGTCCGCGCCTATTATAAGCAGCAACAACTCTCCGCGTGGTACGCACGCTGAACTCTTAGTGCATGACGAAGTTCTATTAACTCGGGAGCAAATGAAAATGCAAGAAACTAACACAGCACCTATCGAATGGAAAGTAGTGTTACCGGAAGGTGCAAACGCACTGCCGATTAAAGAATCAATGTATTCCAGCGGTGATTACTGGACCCCGTTCCAGGACTTGCAAATGCAAGGGGAGGACCATCCCCACACTGAGGGTCCGCTGCAGGTGCTTATGGGTCTCCGCACTGTCAGTGCGCACACTCCAGGCTTAGAGGTGACTATAGGCGGGGCACTGCACCCAGAGTATCGCGAATCAACGATGACGCTCGGCCCGTTGCAAAAGGTGGACCTGTACCGGTCCGGAACTTTCTGCGAACTCTTTGAACCGGTGCGAATCACCATAGACAGCAAGTTCTGGGAACGCCGCCGCGACTTCTATGAGGGCGAGGATGTAGTGGTTGAGCGCGTAGTTGCTTGCGTCGAAGAATTCACAGGTTACAAGGTGCACAAGCAGGCCGTGCAGTTATTTGAGCGCATCATGCTTGCACCAGAAGAGCAGCAGCGCCGCTTATACACTGGCTACGATTACGGCCGCCACACCCGCGATGGCAACTTAGCTGCGCTGCTCATGAAGTTGCACGGCTTCGTAGTGTCTAGATTCGCCGTGCCTTTGGGCTTTGGTTTCCGCAACGGCGAACCTATCGTGATGCTGGGGCAGCCGCGGATGCACAAGGACTTCGCAGCAGTTACTGAGTACCGCTGCGTAGAGATGCGCGTAGGTAAGTGGCTCGCTAACTACTACGGAAATGGTGTGGACTTCCGCGATGCTATCGAAGACCTCAAGGCTATGAACGTAGACCCTACAACGTACCTGTGCAAGACCGAGCAGGAATGGTACGACGCCTACGAGAATGGCCCGGGTAGCTGCATGAGCGGGTACTCATTTGAGCATAGCTCTGTGCGGACGTACGCTACCACCAGCCACGGGTTGCCGGATAATGGGCTGCGCCTGTTCATCCAGTACACCGGGGAGCTGTTCGGCGACGATTTCGAAGTGCAGGCACGGGCAATCGTTAACACAGAAACTAACGAGTACGTCCGCGCTTACGGCAACGCTGCGGATGCAATCCTGCGGGGGCATGGGTACACCAAAAACATTGAATGTCTCGAAGGGGTAATGCTGGCGCGAATACCGCACCCAACATACAACGGCGCAGTGCTGATGCCATACCTAGATAGCAGCCAGTGCGGCGTAGATGAGTATGGGGATGATGCCTTTGTAATCCGTGATGCTTATGAGTACGAGGCACAAGACTCAGAAGGATACATCTACGTAGGCACTGAGTCTGCTCGGTGCTGCTGCTGTGAATGTCGCTACTCTGTAGATGACATGCAGGAGACCGCAGATGGTGATATGGTCTGCGACGGCTGCGTAGAAGAAGGGGATTTTGTGTACGTAGTTGGGCGTGATGGTCTGCATAATCGCTGGAGCTGCACCTGGTCTGATTACCACGACGCCTATGTATACGACGAGGACATAGAGCGCTGCGAAGTAGAGGGTGTAGTGCACGACCAAGAGGAACTGGTGTTTGCACAGGACCGGCAAGTGCTTATTGAGCACGCAGAAGAACACCCAGTGCACGGGTTAATTCTCACTGAGCATGCAGCTGATTGCTTGGGAGAGAAGTACCTGGGCAACGATGAAGATGAAGAAGAAGCAGAGGAGGCAGCTTAATGTTCTTGAATCCGCACGGGATTGATATGCAGCTGCTCTTGCAGATACTGCAAACGCACCGGCCTAGCTGGGGTAGCACTAAGTGGTTCGAGCCGCTGCTTATGCAGTCGCTACAGGCGCTGGGTAGTGGTATGCACTACGTAAAGGACAAGCACGGGAACTACTTCGTGCTGGTGGGGGACTCAGAGCAAAGTGACGTAGCGTTTACGTCTCATCTCGACACAGTGGCACGACCAACCAGCGCTGCGCCGGACGTCGGCTGCACTAACAAGGGCGTGCTGTTCGTAAAGAATCCGCAACAAGCTGACTGCTTGGGCGCCGACTGCGGCGCCGGTATCTACCTGATGCTGGAGATGCTGCGGCGCGGCGTGCACGGACGCTACTGCTTCTTCGTGGATGAAGAGGTAGGCTGCGAGGGTAGCGCTGCATCGGTCAAGGATGACTCTGGATTTTGGACTGGGGTCAAGGCGATGATTAGCTTCGACCGCCGCGGCGACGGTATCATTACGCATCAAAGGTATATGCGCTGCTGCTCTGACACCTTTGCCAAGACCCTAGCAGAGCGCCTGGGACGCACGGAGCAGCACTTGCAGAAGGGTGTTTATACTGACTCGGCTGAGTTCGTTGGCATCATTCCTGAGTGCACCAACGTCGGTGTAGGGTACATGCACGAGCACACCCCGGATGAGGTGCTGGACCTGAACATACTGGGCCAGGTGCTTGAGCGGGTACTACAAGACGGCACGTTCTCGCACCTCCCTATTGAGCGGGACCCGGCAGTAGCAGAGCCAGACCTATGCCAGTGGCTCGCTGCATCGACGCTCAGTTTACGGCAGCCGTGGGATATGCCGCCGGACGAGGACCCGCAGTTACTGGCCGCGTTCCGGGAAGTATCGCAGCTTTCTAAACAACAACTGGTTAGCTGGGTACAGGAGAATCCAGAGAAGGCGGCGGAGTACATAATGGTGTTCTCCGATTACGGCTTTAAAGAAGAACTGATTGAACTAGGCACCCGAGTCGTAGAAGACTGGGGCGGATACGATAATATTGTGGAGGGTTGATTATGTCTAAACTTTTTAAAGTAGGTGATAAGGTTCAGCGCATCAATAAGATTGAAGGTAAGACCGTGCGCGGCGAGATAGTCACTAAGGGGCCTGGCCTCTATATAGACATCAAGCTAACCGAAGGCGCAGGGATTCATTATGCCGGGGATATCTATGGCGGCTCTGCCGACTTCTGGCAGCTAATCGAGGAGGCGGACGAGCTGCCACCGGTTCCGTCTAGTGTAGCATATTTAAACACTAAACGAGACCCAGGAAACGACCAGCGGCTGGTATTAGAAAAGGACAGCGAGACTAACGAAGGACTACTATACATCGGAATAGTGCCTAGAAAAGGCAGCACCCGGGCAGAGCGAGAGATTGGTATTAATATGAGCCCCGATTCAGCCCTGCAGTTGGCACATGACATTCGTCGAATGGCTATGAAAGTTAAGCGAGAGATTCAGTAATGGACCAGCCCTGGCTTAGAGCGTGCAAGCGCCTGGCCGTTGGGCAGAGGGCGCGCTTTCGGTGCTGCGGCAGGGACGCCGCCGGGGTGCTCTACAATAACCCGGATGCCTGGGAATATTATTGCCACCGCTGCAAACAGGTGGGCAAGGAGCACAAGCAGTACCAGCGCATACAGTTACAGGAAGAGCCGAGGGTGCAGCCCGCTGCACCTGCAGATGCAATTTGCATTAGCCAAGCGCCTGCGGAAACGCAGAGTTTTATTTACGGATTCCTGACCACAAAGGGAATCATGCCTGAAATGGTGGAGGATGCAGAATGGAGCAAAGAGAAACAGCGGATAATCTTCCGTGTCGGAAGCGCTGCTCTGGGCCGTGCAGTGCATGCTCGGCAGCAACCGAAGTGGGTAATGTACGGCCAGCCAATAGCTTTCGCTGTCGCGGCACCTGCCGTAGCACCGGCTGTAGCTGCGGCCGCGCCTCTAAAGGTCGTGCTCACCGAGGACTTACTCTCAGCCCGGAAGATACAGCACGCAGTTACGAGTTACAGTGCATTGAACGTGCAGGCTATAGCTATGCTGGGTACACGCTTGCCCACGCCGCTGAGGGCTTGGCTGATTCAGAATCGCCCGGAAGTGATTCTGATGCTGGATAATGACCCGGCTGGACATGCTGGGGTAGCAGCGGCGCGCCGAGCACTGCGTCCGTTCATGCAGTGCCGTGAGCATTACTTCGCTGCGGACCCGAAGGATGCAGAAATCAAAGAGATTCTGGAGGCTTTACAATGAGTATGGGTATCTGGGTTTTAATCATGGCGATTAATGGCAGTGCGGTTAGCGACACAGACTTCGCTGCGCTAACCACTCAAGAGTTCACAACGGGGGCCGCCTGCAACAAGGCGGCCAAGGCGTTCGAAGAGAAGTTTGACACATTCAGGGTGTATACCGCTAAAGCAATCTGTGTTCCTAAGGAGGTTTAATTGGACCTAATAGTAGTTAAGGCAATGTGCACGCAGAAGGTATGGAACCGACTGCGTGAACAGATACCCAAATCCATGCTAGCGCCGGACACAGCTAACCTACTAGACTGGGTGGGGTTGTACTGGAACACGTACCCGGAGCACCAGGAGGTTCAGTGGGATGCAATGCAGAGCATGCTAAACCTCCGGGCGGGGCACCTGTCCCGGGAAGAGCGGGTAATCATGGACGAGCTTATGCGGGGAGTACAAGCCGTGCCACAGGATTCTGTGGTGGGGATTGTCCAGACCCTGAACGAGCTGGCCTACAGCGGGGAGGTAGCAGCGCTGACGCAGCGCTATCAAGACGGCGAGGAGATTGATTACCTGCTGGAAATGAAGCACCTACAGCGCAAGTACGGTGATGGCGCTGCGGTGCATGATTCGCTGCTTGAATGGGAGAGCGGTAGTGTTGACGAGATACTTGCCGCGACTGATGAGAGCGGCGGTCTTAAACTGGGCGTGTTCGAGCAACTCGCTAGCAACATCCGAGGTCTACGTGGCGGGGACTGCATCGCAGTGGCTGCTCCTGTGGACTCTGGTAAAACTAGCCTGCTTGCTGCTATTGCTGTGGACTTTGCTGAGCAGATGCAGCAGCAGCCGGAAGTATACGGGGACCGCCCGATTCTCTGGCTGGTTAACGAGGGTCCGGCGACGCGTACAGTGCCGAGGGTATATCAAGCGGCGCTGCACTGGACTCTGGCGGAGATTAAGGACCGGCACAGTAAGCAAGAGTTCGTGCCAGCCTACCTCAAGAAAGTAGGCAGGGCTGACCGGATTCGCGTTAAGGCTGCGCACTCCTTGACGATGGCGCAGATATCCACGCTCATGGAGGAGATGCGCCCCGCGGTAATCATCATTGATATGGTGGCGAATATCCGTGGCGGTACTATGGAGAGTGAGCACCAGAACCTAGAGGCGAAATGGCAGGAGCTGCGCATCCTTGGGTGCGAGAACGACTGCGCTATCGTAGGGACTATGCAGCTTTCACTCGAAGGTTACAACATGTTGTTCCCGCCGCTCACCGCTATGAAGCAGAGCAAGATTGGTGTACAGGGTGCCTTGGACTTGGCGATTATGATGGGATGCTTGGACAGGAACGAGCAGCCGCACATGCAAAACGTCCGTGGTATCAGTACTCCGAAGAACAAGATGGCACTGTCTGGTAAAGAGTCGCTACTGCAATTCGAGGTGGGATTCGAGCCGGGTCGTTGCCGCTTTGACGAGGGCCAGATTAACCGGTGACTTCCCTAGCGCCTTCTATGAGGGCGCTATGTAGGTACACTAGGAGGCTACTATGCTTAAACCGTCAGACATTAACTACCTCGACGAAGAGGTAATCAAGGCGTACGCTGCGTCTGCAGGTACTTTCCGTAAACGATTCGCGCTGGACAGCAGCCAGCTGATTGTGCATCTAGCTATCAATAAAGCTCGGAGGGCTAAGTGGAAATGACAACCAGCATAATGCACCTTGACCTGGAGACGGAGAACCATGAATATTACGGCTCTAAAGCAAGCCCATACTGCCCTGACAACTATGTTGTTGAGTCCGCATGGCGTATCGACACGACACAGGCTGACGGTACTACCACTGTTGGCGCGACTCAATCGGTGCGCTTCAATTCAAGAGCTGATTTCTTGGCGGGAAACAGTGCAGCAGAAGGCTGCCGGTGGTTTCATATCCCCGAGGATTGCTGGCTTATTGTTGCGCACAACGCAGCCTATGAGATTTCTTGGTTTCTCACGTACCAGCGGCAGCAGTTTGAGGCCTTCCTCAAGCGCGGTGGCAGGGTGTTCTGCACAATGCACGGGGAATACATCGCCTCGGACTTTCAGAGCATGTATCCGTCTCTGGACGAGACGGCTCCTAAGTACGGTGGTACGCACAAAGTAGACGGGGTTAAGATTCTATGGGAGCAGGGTGTGTTAACCTCCCAGATCGACCCGATACTGCTGCATGACTACCTGGTTAACGGGGACATCCCGAACACGGCCCTGTGCTTCTACGGCCAGTGCGCTACGTTCGCCCAGCGCAATCAGATGCAGTACGTGTGGGAACGTATGGATGCCTTGCTAGCTTGGGCGTACTGCGAGTGGTTCGGCCTGTTCGTGAATATGCCAATTGCACGCAAGAACCAGGAGGAGCAGGAGCAGCGCATCCGTGAGATTAAGCAGGAACTGCAGCAGTACATCCCGAAGGACTTGCCGGAGACGCTGGACTTCAATTTCGGGTCGGACTTTCATATGTCTGCACTGGTGTACGGCGGGCCTATAAAGTACCGCAAGAAGGTCCCCTATGACCCTCCGCAGTACGTCAAGGCCGACTACTATAAGTACGAGGACGAAGATGGTGCGCACACCTATATACCTGTACACGACACGCACATGCAAGAACTTCAAACGGAAGGCGGATGGTGGCGTGTAGTGACATATCGTGCGGGTAAGAACAAGGGGCTCCCTAAAGTATTCCGCCTCGATACCGAGGAAGAGAAACTTAAATGGGAAGACGACCTTTACTTCTGCCCGGGCCTAGTGAACATCCAGGAGCTTCCGGAAGTTATCCGGGAGAAGTACGCAGAGCGCGGGGAGTTCCGACAGGCGCGCACCCTGCAGGATGGCACCCCTGTGTATAGCACCAGCACTGATGCAATGGAGGCGCTGGCTCGCCAAGGGTTCGAGTTCTGTAAGTTGGTGAACGAACTGGCGGCGCTGGAGAAGGATACCGGCACTTACTATTTGCGAGAAGTACTGGACGCAGGAGGTAATGTAAAAGAGCGGAAGGGGATGCTGCAGTATGTAATCCCGGAGCGTCCCGATGGTTCCGGCATCATTCACCACCGGCTGAATACTTGCGCCACCGTAACCGGGCGCTTGAGTAGCTCTAACCCGAACCTGCAGAACCTACCCCGCCCGGATGAGGATGGCGACGGTGTGGCTAAATCCAAGGTGAAGCAGGTGTTCACCAGTAGATTCGGGGACAACGGACGTATCACTGAGGTTGACTACTCGGCACTGGAAGTGGTTATGTCCTGTGTACACACGGGTGACAAGAAACTGCTGGGACTGCTGCAGAGTGGTACGGATATGCACTGTTACCGCCTAGCTTTCCGCGAGGGATTACCGTATGAAGAAGTATATGAGCGCTGCCACAACAAGAAGCACGAGCTGCATCCGCTTTGGAAGGCAATGCGTACAGGTATTAAGGCTCCTAGCTTTGCAGCCCAGTATGGCGCTACGGCTAAGGGGATTGCGTTTGCTACTGGATGTACGGTGGAATTTGCACAGGCTTTCTTGGACAACGAGGCTGCGCTGTTCCCGCAAACAATTGGCTTCCGCGCTGTTGTCAAGGAAGAGGTAGAACGTACCGGTGCGGAGGGGCGCATGTACCGGGAGCAGGCTGACGACGGCAGCTACCGAATCTACCGCATTGGGACGTGGACCAGCCCAGCCGGTGCCCGCTACAGTTTCCGTCAGAAAGAGCAGTGGAAAGAGGTTGTGCCTGGGCAGCGTAAGCAGAAGGTAATGGACTACAAGGAAACAGAGATGGCTAACTACTGGTGCCAGGGGGAAGCATTCTTCCTGATGGCGGTAGCCGCCGGTATGGTTCTGCGTGCACTCCTGGCCCGTGACTGGTTCGACAATCAGGTGTGCCTGATTACGAACGTGCACGATGCGTTGTATCTGGACAGCGCCAACCCGGAGGTTGGACGTGAGGCGAGCCTGCTGGTTAAGCAGTGCATGGAGGATGCACCTAAGCGTATTCACCAGCTCTGGCCTAACTACGGCATCATTGGTGAGGTCCCGTTCCCAGCAGAGGCTGAGATGGGTACGAGTATGTACAGTAAGGAGAAGGTAGAATGAGTATAAAGTCTGGCAGTGTTGTGGAGTTGATGGACCTGGGGCCTGAGCCGATAGACCCGCGGTATGCAGCATACTTCGCCCCGGGTACGAGGCACACGGTCATGTTCTTCGACCCGGTTACTGGGGAGATAGAACTAAGTTATCCTGGACTAGTAGTAAGTAGACCGGGGGATGGTGTTACCTTCTTCCCGGGGGAGTACAAGCTTATCGTGGAATAGTGATAGGTGGACCCTTGGGTGGTGTAGGGGGTTAGGGTAGCATGGAAATACACTGGGGTCAACTAAATAATTAAATAAAATTATTTGTTGACTCTAGCTTGATTCTGTGATTCACAGAGAATTAATGTGATACGAGTAGGAACAACACAAGAGGATACCGAATGTCGATGTGTATTGACCACGGGTATAACAAATGCCTTAACAAGAACGGATACCGCCGGGCATGGTATAAGCCGACCAGGCGATTGGAGCTGCTGCATCGGGTGGTGTATGCTGAGCATAACGGGCTGGATATAAGGGCGCTGGCTGGCCTGTCTGTTAGACATACCTGCGATAACCCCAGGTGCATTAACCCTAAGCACTTAGTATTGGGAACGCATATGGATAATATGCGGGACCGTGCAGAGCGCGGAAGGAACCCAGATGTGCGTGGGGATAGGAACCCAAAAGCGCAGTTAACTTGGGATGCTGTGCAGGATATCAGGGATAACTATATCCCATACAAGAAAGGTATGCGGCAACACTTTGCTAATAAGTACGGTGTAGGTGTACATGTAATTAGTGACGTAATAAGTAACAGGAGCTGGAATGCCTAAGTTAAACACAATAAAGCTATTCACCAAAGAGCAACACATAGATATCTTGAGCAAGCACAGCTCTAACGTGGATGCTGCTGCCGCCTATAATAATCTGGCGGGACTGGACGAGCCAGTGGTGTATCGACAGATGGTGAAGTACTGGCGCAGCATATTCCTAGACCACGCTGGGAGCAAGGGTAAGGCAATATCCCACATGAAGGAGGCACTAAAGCTCATACAGCCCAGTCCCACTGATGACATCGGCAAAACCTTCGTGCCGGAAGTGTGCCACCGTATTCTCGTAGTTGGGGATTTGCATGCCCCCTATACGCACGTAGATGCTATGGCCTTCTTAGAATCTGTGCGAGACGCCTACTGTCCGGACATGGTTGTACAGGTAGGCGACGAGACGGACGGCCACGCTATATCATTCCACGAAAGTAACCCGAACCTAGATAGCGCCGGGGTGGAGCTGGAGAAAGCCAAGCTCGTACTGGAGGAGCTGCATGAACTATTCCCGAACCTACTGGTTTGCGATTCCAATCACGGCAGTCTGGTTTACCGCAGGGCGAAAGCTCACGGGCTACCAGTGCAATTCATCAAGAAGTACCGAGATATACTTTTCCCTGAGCATGGTGCCCCGGCGTGGTCTTGGGCTGACGCATGGGTACTCAATACCCCACTTGGCCCGGTTAGATTCCAGCATCAAGTGTCGGGTGACTTCATGCTCAACGCTAGCCACGAAAGAACCAGCCTTGTCCTTGGTCACGAACATGGTCGCTTTGAGGTGCAATATGCAGCTAGCTCAACAGCTTTGTACTTTGGTGCGTATGCTGGGTGTCTGATTGACCGTAAGAGCATGGCCTTTGCTTACGGCAGACTCACCCGCAAGAAACCAATCCTGGGTGTGATGGTAATCACCGAGGGCTGTCCGCAGTTAATCCCGATGCTGCTTGATGATTCCGGAAGGTGGTGTGCAAGAGATAAAACCAAAGACTGATACAGGAAAGAGATTCCGCGGTATGGTTGTTTATACCTGGGACTGCCCTTACTGTGGCGAGGAGTTTGAGGCGATACGCACTAAGCTATTCAATACCAGTAAGCGCGGCGGCCTTGGTCACTGCGGATGTCAAACTAAACTCAGGCAAAGTGAGAAGAATACTGGACGAACTCCGCCTAATAAGCTGGACGACTTAACAGTATCGGCGAATAAGGTATGGGCCTTTAGCACTAAGTTAGGTAGGAGTATTACTAAGGAAGACGCCAAGGCCTTAGTAAGCGCAGATTGTTATTACTGCGGCGCGCCACCCAGTACCTACCGGGAACTCGGCAGTGGGAGATGGGCGCGTAAATCCACAGTACCCACTAACGGGATAGACCGGAAGGATTCACGCATTGGGTACCATTTAGACAACTGTGTGCCATGCTGCCCTACCTGCAACTATATGAAGTCTGACATGCACCACGATGACTTCGTAGGACTGTGCAAACGCATAGCCCTGCATCTGCACGTAAATATCATTTAAACTAAACGAGGACGTAATTATATGACTACGAATGTATTGGCATCCCTGAACGCTCTGGTAGACGCAGCAATCGGAACCCAAGATGTAGATATGCGGGAAACCGCACAGGGCGGCGCATATGAGGACGTGCTGCTGCCGAAGGGTGAATACTACGGCTACTTCACCGAGTACGTAGAAATCGGTAAGCGCCTGCCGACTAAGGGTGGCAAGCCGACCGGTAAGCCCGCAGTAGCTAACGTACGCATCGGCATTGTAGTGTTCGGTCCTAACGGCGAAGTGAAGCGTATCCGCCCGTTCCCGATGGCTATCAGTAACTTTGAGCGCGCAGGCTTCAAGAAGTTCTTCGACAAGCTCAACTACGACAATAGCATTAAGCATGCAGCACAGCGTCTGGGCCAGGCCTTCACCTTCCCGATTGATGAGCACACCAGCGCCGCGGGCAAGAAGTCCAACATCGTGGACCTGTCCGGTATCCGCCCGATTCCGAAATTCGACCCGAACACTGGCGAGCCTATCAAGATGCCTGCCATGGATGCCTCTGAGATTAAGCTGTTCCTGTGGAACAACCCAACCAAAGAGACCTGGGATAGCCTGCACATCGAAGGCACCTTCGACGATGGTAAGAGCAAGAACTGGATTCAGGAGGATATGTACAAGGCTGTAGACTTCCCTGGCAGTGCTCTGGATATTCTGCTGAACGCTGGCTCGGTTCCTAGTCCGGCAGCTATGCAGGCACCCGCAGCCCCGGCTGCACCAGTGGCCCCTGCAGCCCCTGTGGCGCCAGCAGCACCCGCCGCACCTCAAGCCTAATCAACCCTAACCTAAACTAATACGGCCCCTCCTAGGGGCCTTAGAGGAAGCCTATGAACATCATCAAGATTCTCATCAAACTCCTGAGCGCAGCCTACACAGCAGAAGCTAAACGCGCCGATGCCAAAGCGCAGTTTAACGAGCAGTTGTCAGTTAAATTCGCAGACGACGCAGTGCGTCTGGCCGCTCAATCCGAGGCGCGCGTAGAGGCATCCAAGCATAGCAAAGAGTTAGCCGAGGCGTGCGCTTGCCATGCTGATAACCTGCGCGCTAAGCGTGATGAAGTAGCTAACTTCCTGGAGGTATAAATGCGCATAATCACATGGGCCAAAGAACAGTACGCTGTGTTTCTGCTTCTGCGTGCACAGCGTTTGCAGAAGCGAGCAAATGACTGGCACCGGGCAGCTAATTCTCACGCACACAGGGCAAGCCTTCTGGGTGCCGAGATTAGCGCACACCGCTATCACTTGACTCGCCAGTGCGCCAAGTCCCGACGCCGTGCATACGCCCTGGGTGCAGAGGCTACGGCCACTGAGACCAAAGCCCACAATTTCATTTCAAAACACAAATTGAAAGGATTTGACTAATGGACAAAGTACTAGACGCATACAAGAAACTGGTTCTGGCTGTAGGTTACGTGAACTGTAGCGCCGTTCAAGGTTTCGACAATGGTGACCAGCTCGGCGCTGTGTACGATGCTCTGGACAAGCTGGCGGCCCTGTACGGCATGGACCTGGAGTTGGCTGCTACCGCCTTCAAGGAGCACAATGACCTGGCGGCACATGCCGATAAGTTACGGGGTGATGACCTAGTGCTTATCCGCATTGTGGGTACCCTAAGCATCGGGCTGGCGGAGATTGGTTCCTGCATCTACGACGTAGACCAGAGCCTGCGTACCACGGAAGTAATCGGGGACATGCTTGGCACCGTGTTGGTGCTATCTGAACTGGAGGGTATATAATGCGTAAATTTATATCCTACATAATTTCAGTCCCAGCACTGGTACTACTTGCAATCAGCTTGATGCTAATGGCGCTGGCGCTCAGTGTAGCCGGAGGCTCTAAGGGCGTGGCTATGCTGGGCCGTGCAATCCATGCTTTTACTGACCACTTAAAGGTGTAGAGAATGCGTAACTTCTTTGCAAAATCATTTTACTTCCTGTTAGTAGCCCCGCTAGTGCCTGTAGCTATCCTGTGCTGGGCATTTGAGAAGGTAGAAAACAGTCAGGCGCCGACCGCCTGGGAATCCTGGGCGCGTAAGTTGACCAAGAAGGTTACGGGGGTCTGATGATTATCAACGGGGTTGACTTGTCCCAGCTCGGGGAGCAGTTAGCTCCGCAGAACTCTGGGAAGATTCTGCTGTACGACGCGGATTTCACAGTTTATAAATCTGCTGCTACAGTGAAACGTTTGGATACCGCGATACGCCGCTTCTATCAGCTGGTGCTTGAGGACATGTTCCTGGTCGGCTGCTCAGAAGCAGTGGCGTATCTGACGCCTACGGGGTGTGCTAAGTGCCTGCGCTGGCACCTGCCTACGGCTAAGCCGTACCAAGGGAACCGCAATAAGCGTCAGGAGCTGCCACTCAAGGCACCGTTGAAGCGGCACCTGATTGAGAACCCGGACCAGTATTCTGAGCATGGCATACAAGTGGTAAGCAGTGACTACTTCGAGGCGGATGACCTGTTCATAATGGATTCGTACAGCTTCGGGGACCGTGGAATCCTGATGTCTCAGGACAAGGACTCCTGGCTCAGCCCTATGGCCCGGTTCGATATCCCAACCGGAACCGTATGGCCTGCCTTGGATAACCCCTTCGGATGGATTAAGTGGGATGATACCCAGGCTATGCCGGTACGAGCGCATGGCACTAAGTTCTTCTGGTGGCAGATGCTAGCAGGAGATGACGCAGATAACGTCAAAGGCATCACATTGCTTGATGGGAAGCTCTGTGGGAAGCGAACGGCCTTTGATGCTATCTACCCTATTACCTCAGAGCAGGACGCCGCAGAATTCGTTGTAGCGGCTTACGCTCGAAACAACCAAGATGTACTCGCAGAGGCAGAATGCCTGTTCCTGCGGCGCTCCCCGTCAGATTCAGCGTACCTGTATCTGATGTCACTGTTGACTACTCCCAGTCTGCGTGACTGGGTGCATTCGCTGCACGAGTACCATAAACAGCATATACAGTGGATACAGGAGCACCCAGACAATGGCGAAGATGTCTGCGAAGGAAATGAGCCTGCGGGCGATTGAGTTATACTACGAGGGGAAACATGATGAACTTGAAACTATTCTGGTTGCGCTGCGTGAACGAGCACCCAAAACACATCGAAGAACGGTTGAGCATTTGGATTCTCTCATTCACGACAATGCTCTGCTGGATGTAGTGGGGGAGATTGAACTATGTTAGAAATGGGTAGAGAATATACTTTTGAGGATACACAAGACGTGTATATATTGGAACCCGCCCCACAGCAAGGGGTTCAGGTTAGGTGCACTAACACCGGAGAGGTGATGTCTCCGGCACTGACCGTAGCTCACATACGCTCCGCGCATTTATGGTGGGGGTTCATATACGTATGAGTCTGCGGAAGATTACACGGGCACAGATTCGCTCCGTGGCAATTAAGCTTGCCAAAGACCAGGGAGGTATCTGCCTCCTTTGTGGCAAACCTTTGGACTTCACAATCAAGGGGGTAACTGGTGATTCTGTTGTCGTTGACCACGATCATATTACTGGGCGTATTCGGGGTGCTCTTCATCGCTCGTGCAATGGAGGGGAAGGCAAAGTGGCATCTGCCGCTGGGCGCTGGATTGTTGGTAGCATGCAATCTTCTGGGGCTATTGCTGAATCTCTACGTAGGGTCGCCGATTACTTAGACCGCGAACCTACGGATATGCTATACTATACGCACAAGACGCCGGAAGAATTGGCGCAGGCACAGAAGCTCAAGGCCCGCAAGGCCCGGGCACGACGTAAAGCACGGGAGACTATTAAATGAGTAATATTAAAGTTGGTGATGTGGTAGTTCGTAAAGCTACGCACGTGTCGGGTGACTGGTCTCGAATCTGCGAGTCTCTTCATATCTCCCCATACGCCTCCAGGGGGGTGCTTGAGGTTAGTGGCACCACAATTACACTAAGCGGAGACCTAGCTGGCGGTTGGCGCGCGGACTACTTCCATGTAGTGGGGGAAGTCCCCATAACCAGCACACAAGCGCCCGACGCAGTGAACTCACCCAAGCACTACCAGTTCTTCCCGGACCTGGAGGCAATTGAGGTGATTGCACGCAGTATGACGAAAGAGCAGTTCTACGGATACTGCCTGGGGAACCGGCTCAAGTACAGACTGCGCGCCGGGAACAAGGATAAGCTGGAACAAGACATTGCCAAGTCCGACAAGTACTCAGAACTATACGAGCAACACAGAGGTAAGTGCATTGACGCCAAGTGAGTGGTGCCACGGGATGTGGCAGAAAGCAGTAGAGCGGGGAGACGAACGCGCCGCTAAAGACTACCTGGAGATGTACAATCTCTGGGTAAGTCGCAATCAGTAGTTAGAAGTACCGGACATAACCAAGGAGACTAAGCGCCTATGATTAGCGCCCTGAATACGGTTGTAGTACCAGAGGAAGCACTGGTGAAACGCCAGCTGGAGCTTGAAGAGACCTATAAGATTCGCGGAATCGAGCGGGCACGTAAGCTGATTACGGACGCATTGCAGAACGGTGGGATTATGAACCTGCCGATGACGCAGCGTATGCTCACCTCGGCATATGAGGTGGCCGCCGCCGCTATCGATGAGATGCGAAATGTAAAAGCCCCGGGCATTGGCGGTAAGTACCGCCGGTTCCTGCGCTTAGTCCCCTTGGATGTCCTGACCACCCTGAGCCTATGCACAATGTTTGAGGCATTTAGCGTAGCTCCTGGCGAGTCCGCTAGCCGCCGCCAGACTGCACAGGCGGTAATGTCCGCGCTGGGCCGGAACGTACAATCGGAACTGCTGGCCCTGCAGTTACGCAACGTGGCTCCGGCGTACATGGACCGTGTGTACGAGTACCTTACGGAGCGTAAGACCAAGTCTCCCACGCACATCCTGCGTACGCTGCGGGCCAGTGCTGAGAACGTGCACTATGGGCACGAGCCATGGACCAACTCCCAGAATATCTCAGTAGGTCGGCTGCTATGTGCCGCGGTGTTTGAGACTGGCCTGTTCCAATGGAAGAACTGTAGTGGGAACCTGAGCATGCTCTACCCGGCTGACGATGTTATGGAGGCCTTCCAGAAACTGGTAGAGTCCGCTGATACCGTAACCATGAAGCCGCCTATGCTGGTGCCACCGGTACAGCACACCACTATGTGGGATGGCGGGTACCTTACCCCCATCGACAATCGCGGGACCTATCACAACTCGCACATCGACCGCGCGCGACTCCGTGAAGTAGCAGAAGCATTCAAGTCCGCGGACGGCATCAAAAAGGCGCTTAATAAGGCGCAGGAAACCCCATACCGTATTAATAAGCGCATACTGGAACTGGTGCAAGAAGCACGGGCCCTGGGTATTGGGGTGGGCATGCCCCGCTCAGTACCAGAGCCTAAACCGGAGTGGTACTTGGATGGAGTACCAAAAGAGAACTACACCGAAGAAGAACTGGACCGCTTCGGTGAGTGGAAGACGCGCATGTCCCTATGGTACAGCGCAGACCGTAAGCGTGTGTCACAACTACGCAGCCTGTTGACCACGCTGGAAATGGCGGAGGAATTCAAAGATGAGAAAGCCCTGTACTTCCCGACTTGTGTGGACTGGCGCTACCGCCTGTACTTCAAGTCCTCGCTGCATCCCCAAGGTTCTGATTTGCAGAAAGCCCTTCTTGAATTCGGACGTGGCAAGCCTCTGGGAGAGCGCGGACTTTTCTGGCTTAAAGTGCACGTCGCCACTTGCTTTGGTTATGACAAAACCCTATTCGAAGACCGTGCAGCTTGGGTTGATGCGAACTATGCAGAGATTGAGAGGCTCGCGGATTCTCCTCTTGATGCCCCTGCTTTTTCCTCTGCGGATAGCCCCTGGTGCCTGCTGGCCGCCGCTATCGACTTGGTTAATGCGGTTCGTTCTGGATGCCCAGAAGAGCATATTAGCCGAATCCCAGTTGCTATGGACGCTACAAACTCAGGTGGACAGCATCTCTCAGCGCTCCTGAGAGACCCTGTGGGCGGACGCTTGACGAACCTGTACTGGGAGGGTAATGATAAGAAAGCGGACCTGTACATGGACGTGAAGCGCCGTACGGACGAGAAGGTGATACTGGACCTGGACAAGGAGGATTTCGTTATCCAGAGCACGTACTGGAGAGAGAACGAAATCACCCGCAGCATGACCAAGCGCCCTAGTATGACCTACTTCTACAGCGCCACTGTGCGCAGCTGCAGCGACTACATCTTCGAAGGCGCTTGCGCTGAGGGGTACGAGGGTACTGAGACTAACAGTCTGTGGAACTTGTCATGCTACCTGGCTCCGCGTATGCGCACTGCTATCGAGGAGGCAAACCCAGCCGCAGCCGCAGTTATGGGGTACTTGCAGAACCTCGCTAGGCGTGTACCGGCAAGCCAGCATCTGCAGTGGTATACGCCGCTGGGTGGGCTCGTAATGAACCGCTACACGCAGCGTGAAGAAGTGCGCGTACGTATTGACTGCATGAACCTATCAGCGGTACTGGTACACAACCGGGACTTCAAAACTTGCAACAAGCGCAAGGCAGCCTCCGGGATTGCCCCGAACTTTGTGCATAGCCTGGACAGTACGCACTTGATGATGGTGCTCTGCGCTGCGGAGGGTCTGGATATTGTGCCTATTCACGACTCGCTGGCTACTCACGCAGCTGACGTTGACGCTATGCATAGGCACATCCGTGAGCAGTTTGTGCGCCTGTATGAAGAGAATGACCTGCTTGGCGACATTACTCGCGCAGCAGCAGCAGCCGGGGCAGACTTGACGGACCTGGACATGCCGGAAGTGGGCACTTTGGACATCCGGCAAGTGCTAGAATCCCCGTTCTTCTTCTGCTAAAAAATTTAATGTTACAGGAGTAGGAATGAAGTTAAAACACACTAGTAAAACTTCCGACTACACTCTCAGAGTTCTGTATAAGTCTGACGACATTACGGACGCAGTGAAGCAACTGCATGAACTGGGCCACGGCATTAGTCGGGGCCTGGCTCCAGAGCAGCACTACTGGAGGGTGCTGGGAAGTATACTGGGTAAACAGTATATACTAGGGGTCTATGACTCCCAAGGCGACTTAGTCGGTGCTGTCAGCTACTACCCAGAGGCTGTAGAGGACTGTCATTACGTAGAGCCTGTGCTGTATACAGACTTCTTCGTATTGAAACCGGACAACGGCGCGGCAGTGTCTGTGATTATGCAAGGCCTGCGCGCAATAGCCAAATGCATGCGCGCTGGGCGTATAGCCATTAGCCGGAGTACATCGGATAACACGTACAAGACAACTTATCATTTAGTGAGGTCAGAATGAGTGGTGGTAATTTAGGTAAGCTGTTAGGTAAGGCCACGGACATGCTCGGCCTTACTGACAACGCAGGATTAGAGGCGCAGCAGCGCTTGGCAGAGCAGCAGGCCAGTGCAGCTAAACAACAGGCTGCCTTAGAGGCTAATAGCGCCGCAGATAACATTGCTGAGATTGACCCCGCAGGGGCTGCCTCTGAATCTGCAGATGCAATTACGTCTGAGCAGAAGAAACGGCGACAAGCAGGGCAGAGCAATCCTCTGGGCCTGTAAGGGGGTAGCTTGGAACAAAAAGCAACATTAGCAGAACTCTTTAAGAAGGACCAGGACGCAGGTGTATTGGATGCCTCCGAGAAGTTCGCGCAGTGGACGCTCAGCACTATCTTTACCCGGGACGATTCCCTGGACGGTAGACGCAGACCGCTAGAGCGTGACTACCAGAGCACCGGCGCGCAGCTGGTCAACACTGCAGCCACTAAGATTGTAGGGGCACTGTTCCCTCAGGGCACTAGCTTCTTCCGGTTCTCCAAGAGTTCGGACCTGGACGAGTTCATTAGTTCGCTGGGCAGTGCAGCTACGGCAGAATCTAAGCTGGCTGAGGTTGAGAACACAGCGTCACAGAAAGTATTTGAGAAAGACGGTTATGCTGCGAAGTTGCAAGCTGTGAAGCTGCTGCTGGTTACAGGTAACGCGTTGGAGTATATTGATGAGCGGACAGGTAAATCCATCGTCTACTCAGTTCGTAACTTTACCGTTCGAAGGGATGGCAGCGGGAACGTCCTGCGACTCATTATCAGAGAGCGCACAAGCGTCCAGGACCTGCCAGAGGATTTCCAGAACACCTTCTACCGTGACAAAGACCCATACGGCGACGTTGATATCTACACTGCCGCTTGTCGCAAAGTTAAGCGGACAGAGGAAGGCGTAGAGGTAGTAAGCTACGAGGTGTATCAAGAAGCCGATGGACACCGTATCGGGGACAGCAGCACCTATCCGGAGCTGGAGCTCCCCTACAACGTGCTGGTGTGGAACCTTGTTAGTGGCGAGCACTACGGGCGCGGCTTGGTAGAGGACTACGCTGGGGACTTTGCCCGATTATCGGTACTGTCGGAAGCACTGACTAACTACGAGGTCGAAGCCTCTCGGCTGATTCCACTAGTAGATTCTAGTTCTGGCCTGGATGTGGACGAGTTCTCTACGGCGGAGACCGGGGAGGCCGTGCAGGTGGGCGGCGGTGGTTCCAACGGAAACACTAAGTCTCCTGTCACTGCTTACGAGGGCGGCTCTGCCCAGAAGATTCAGTGGATTGCCAGCAACATCCAGATGCTCGAACAGAAACTGTCTCGTGCGTTTATGTACACCGGCAACTCCCGGCAGGGTGAGCGTGTCACGGCTTATGAGATTCGCCAGAACGCCAAAGAGGCGGAAGCCGCTATGGGTGGTGGGTTCAGTATCCTGAGCGACACCTGGCTGCGTAAGCTGGCGTACCTGTACACTGCACTGGTGTACCCTCGCTTTAAGTTGTACCTCAGCGAAGGCGTGGTGAGCATCAACGTTACAGTAGGTACCTCTGCGCTGGCTAAGGCCGCAGCAGCGGACAAGCTGTTAGAGGCGGCACAGTCCATGCAGCTGGCTATCCCGGTGCTTGAGCAGATTACTCCGCGCTTCAACAAGGATGCGTGTGTAGACTGGTACTTCGACGCCTATGGTATCGTCAGCGAGCCGTTCATGTACACCGAAGAGCAGCTGCAGCAGAAGCAACAGGTTCAAGATGCGTCTGCCGATGTATCCGCAGGTGCAGCACAGGACCAACTCCAGGGCTTGACAGCAGCGGACCCGACAGTAGCAGGTAAGCAGCTGGGCTTATTACCAAGTTAACAACAGAGGCATAGATGGATAACGTAGAAAACGGTCAAAACGTAGAAACTACACAGGTAGAGAACCAAGGTGGTCCTAAGATTCCGGGCCTAGGTGCTCCCCTTAGCGCCCCGAACAATCAAGGCGTGCAGGATGCACAGACACCTACCCAGCAGCAACAGGGCAAAGATTCCCCTGACCCTGCTAAGATTCCTCTGGATATCGAAGCCCTAAAAGCGGCCCTGGATAAGGGTGGCGATAGCGCTAAAGAGCAGCCCCAGGAGCTGGCTAAGACTGGCAACCCGACGATTGACGCCGGTGTAGCTATGTTGCAGAAAGTCTCTGGGTTAACTGACTCTGATATGGTGCGGGCACTTGGTAAGGCCCTGGAGTACCAGGACCCTAACCTAATCGATACGGCCTTCATTAAGGAACGTTTCGGCGAGCACGCTGCTTATGCAGAGCTGCTGGCCAAGGCGTACCTGGAAGACCAGGTTGGCCAAGCCACCAAAGCAGTACAGGAAGCTTACGATATCGTGGGTGGTAAGGAGAACTGGGAGGTAGCAGCGCAGCTGTTTAATTCCAAGGCCCCTGAACCTCTGCGTAACGCAGCTCGTGTACTCGCTAACTCGGGTGAGCTCAAGCAGGCCGCTGAGTTGGTAGCAAGCTTCTGCCGGGATATGGGTCTTATCAAGACACAGAACCCAATGGTACGCGGTGTAGCCAGCAACAATGCACTATCTGCTGCGGAATTCCGCGCAGAGTACACCAAACTCCGTCAGGAAGCGGGCAACCGTAGCTTGGCATCCCCACAGTTCAGTCAACGTTATAACGATTTGCTCGCACGCCGTGAAGCCGGTAAGCGCGTAGGTCTTTAATCTCATTTAAAAGGAAAAGTAAGATATGGCAGATACTATCTATAAAAGCGCCCTGACCCGAGCCCATTGGGGCGGCGCGGCATCTGATGTAGACATTCACCTGGAAGTGTATCAGAATGAAGTAGACACCCGCTTCCAGTACCAGGCTCTGTTCCTGGGCCTATCCAGCCAGCGCTCTATCAGCGGTTCCAATACCTACCGTATTGACCGCCTGAACACCTCTTCGGTGAAGGGTCGTCGCTCTGGCGAGGCGCTGGATAGCACCCCGGTCCGTAACGATAAGATGATTATCGTGGTGGATACGGTGCTGTATATCCGTAACCCGATTGACTACCAGGATGACTGGACCGGTCCGGACTTCCTGACTGAGATGGGCCAGAACAACGGCTCGGAGTTCGCGGAGACCTTCGACCAGGCGCACCTGATTCAGCTCATCAAGGGCCGCTCCTGGGTTGCTCCGGAGCACCTTAAACCGGCATTCAACGACGGTATCGAAGTGGGTGCCTCTATCCTGGTTCCGGGCACCACTACCGCCACGCAGCTGACCCAGGCTGAGATGGAAGCGAACGCCATGAACATCAACCTGGCCCACAAGGCTGGTATTGATGAGCTCATCAAGCGTAAGACTCCGCTGGCGGACATGATTACCCTGGTGGATGTCGATACCTATTCGCGTCTGCTGGAGCATCCGAAGCTCCTGAACCTGGACTTTGGTGCATCCAACAACGACGGTTACAAAGACCGCCGTGTAGTGAAGATGAACGGAGTGCCTGTAGTAGAGTGCACTGAGTTCCCGACCGCTGCTGGTACGCACCCGCTGGGCTCTGCTTACACCGTCACCCCTGACGACGCGCTGTGCCGTATGGTGACTTTCAGCAAGTCCAAGACCCTGGTGACTGTTGAGGCCAAGCCGTTCACCTCCCGTATCTGGGACGATACGCGCGAGTTCAGCAACGTACTGGACTGCTACGCGATGTACAACATCGGCCTGCGTCGTCCAGACACCGCTGCAGTGACCAAGTTCACCCTCACCACCAAGTCCTAATTGGAGGTTCAATGGCAGTAATCGCTACGTTCGGTCTGGAGACTCTCCAGGCCAATGCAGCTCAGCGGGAGGCGGTTAAGGCCGCCACCGATGTAGCGAAGAACATCCAGGTGGCTTCGGTTGAATCTGGCCGCAAGGCTACCAAGAAAACCCGTAAGGCGGCTGACGCAGCCGCTGATACTACGGAAGAGTAAACAGTTAACGGCAATTGAACCTGCCTAGTTCCGTTTGATGAGGAAACCTATGAAAGATATCCGTAACATTATAACCGGTATGACCCGCATGGAGGCCATAACCCAAGGTGGTGTAGAGTACGGCACAGAGGTGTGGCACAAACGCTGCACTGGGGACAGTACAGCCAATGCTCTGCGCATCATCTCAGAGGCCATGTTAAAGCAGGCTGTACCTGTTAGGGTTGAGCAGTACGTAGTAAGCGGCACCCACACCCGGGAACCTAAGCACGTGTTTGATTTGTGCCGATATCTGGTGGATGTTATGGGTCTTCGGGGTTTTACGTTTAACGCAGCAGCTAGAACTGTTGAGTGTAACGTGTTCGAGCCTGTTAACAAACAGTAATACGCGCCCCTGGTGCCTTCGGGTGCCAGGGGCTTTTTTTTTGTCCCTGTCTTAAGGGTCCAAGGGGTCTTTAATAGAGGAACAAATATGAGAGAATTAGACGCTGTGAACCTGACGCTGG